ATCAAAGGGGACCGACATCGAACGCTCCTAGTTGAGGGACTCGGCCTCGTAGGCCGCGAAAGTTGTGGGATCGGCGAGGACTTCGGCCATCGCTCGGGCATACGCAGTAGCCGCGTCAAGCCCCTCGTTCACCGTAAGGCGCTCGGCCAGGGTCTGGACTGCGGCGTTGGTGTCCGCGGTGGCCTCGGCAGGGGCCTGCTCGGCGGACTCACGTCCCACCGGGAGGCGACCCTCGGCGAAGATCCGGTTGGCCTTCTCCTCGCCTAGCGTCTGGCAGACCTGCCAGTAATCTTCCCGCTCGGTAGGAGCGATCCGACCAATCGAGCAGGCCTCGTCCAGGGAGCGCATCTTCTCGCGGTCCTCTAGGGTTCCGTTCCGCTCGCGGAGGCCTTCGACCTCCTTGGTGGCGGTCTCAAGGGTCTCGGTGAGGACGGCCACCTTCGCGGCCTCGCTCTGGAGGCGTTGGACCTCCGCCAGAAGCTCAGCGGCCTCGGTCGGAAGGCCAGCAGCTTCGGCCAGGTTGATGAGTGGATCGCTCATGCGGACGGTCTCCTTGGGTGCCGGTGCAGTCGTCTCAGACAGGAACACGCGGCGCAGTGGTTGCTCGCTTGCGGAAAGGGTACCAGAGACACTAGGCGACTGCATCCCTGGAATGAAAGGCGCGTTGGTTAGGGTCGCACCGGATAGCACGAAGGCGTTCAGCGGCTCCCCGGTGGTCTTGCTTGTGGCAAATTTGGGCGGAATTAGCTCAGCAGAGATGGCTGAGAACTCCCCAGCCTCCACCCGTCGGGCCCCCTCGGGGGTCCACGAGAAGAGACCCCACAGACTCAGCCCCCCGTCATCGTTGGGCCGGACCTCTACCTGCTGGATTCGCGCGGCGGCTCTTGTAGCCTCTGGCGTGCGCTCTCCCATCGCGCTGGCATGGTTGTAGCCTACGGGGGCGCCCTCCCCGAACCAGCGCTCGGCAAGGACCCGCGCGTAGGTCGTTGCCATAGACTGGATGTCCTCCTCGGTCAGCTCCACCATCCGGGGCTTCGGGCCGGTGCTGCCGAAGAATCGACCCGAGCGGACTACCTCGACCCAGCTTTGAGCGCCGTCTGCGAGCAGGTATGGAACCCCCCAGTAGGCCTCCTCGGTCTCGACCGTAGTCGCTTCTTCAATATCGGTCTTCATCTTATTCTCCTCGAGCCAGCGCCGGAAGTCGCCCACGCTGAGCTTTCGGGCATCGGCCCGGATGGATTGTATGGCGGATGCTCCCTCTTGCGAGATGCCGTAGATGACGCTGAGGCCGTCCGGCCCCCCGTCGAGCGTAGCGCGCCGGAACTTGACGAACTCCGACGGGTCCCTCTGGCGAGCAGCATGCTCATTGGGAAAGGGCATCTAGGCACCCGGTGGGAGGAATATGACGATGCAGTTGCACTGGTCCCCGCCCAGGCACTGGGGGTCTGGTGTCCCATACTCGTCGAGGTCCTCGATCCCGAACTCCGCGCCGTCCTTGCTGAGGCACACGTCGCAGGTGTTGGATTCCAGCATGGCCGAGCGTATTCCACGCTCTGTGCCCTCAGCCCTAGCCTCCTGCATTCTGCCCAGACCGAAGATCGTGTTGGTATCTCGCTGGGCGGCTACTAGGTCGGGCCCCGGCGAGAGCGTCCTGACCATGTCCGCCACGACGTCCTCGATCTCTTCGGCCCCGAGAACCCCACCCAGGCTCGCGGATTGAACGGCCGTCACCGCGTTGGTCCTGAGGCGGTCCCCGGCCGCGAGGGCGGATGTCCTGGCCACGCTCTCGATGGCCTTCTCTGCCACGATATCGTCCGCGACGCTTGTCCCTGGTGACTTCGGCTTCTTCGCCTTCACCTTCCGAGCCTTCTTTGTCAGCCTCGCCAGCTCTTGCCCACTCTTGACGGCCAGGATCGGAGAGACCACCCCCACCGTCGCGGCAGCCTCCGCGGTTGCAAGAGCGACCAGGTAGCGAATCCCGGTCAGGCCTGGCTGGCTCCAGTTGAAGCGCATCTGTCCGTCCAGGACTGCGACCTCCTCGGGGGTTTCGACCTCGATGCCGTCCCTGGTGGTCTCGAAGTCGCCCTCCTCAACTGAGCGAGCCAGCTCAGGGGAGCCCTCCATTCGGTCCATCTCCTCCCGAACCGAGGACTGCCCGGCCCGGTAGGCCCGGCGAAGCTCCATCCGGAAGACCTCCCCCAGTTTGCCGAGGTCGGGGACGTCCACCGAGCGCATGTCAATAAGGTCCCCGGCCCTTGCCATCCGCTGGGCGTATTTGTCCGCAACTCCCTCGCGCCAGTCCTGCGCCGCCTGGGCCATCGCCCGCTTGACGCCAACCATCGGTGCGAGCGTCTCGTCAAGGCGCACTACCGTTTCCTCCTCTCGGAGGGGTCGGCCGTTGACTGCTGTGCGACCAGGGAGCTGCTCGGCGAGCTTCTCCATGGCCTCCCCTTCCTCCTCGGTCTTGTCGGCCTGGTCGTCCGTGGTGTCGTTGGTCTTCTTGGCTGCCCCCTTGGGCCCCTCCCGGACCACGTCCTCGGTCTCCCTGACGTCTTTGTCTTCCTCGACGTCGATGATCTCCGTGGGCTGCCGGTTCTTGAGCCGGTATTCCATCTCCTCCTTGGACTCATGCTCGGGCATCTCCGGCAGCCCCAGAGCTGCGCGGACGGCCTCCTCGATTCCACGGTCAGGCAGAAGCGCACCAGCATCCGCAGCCACCTTGATCGCATCGACCAGCTTGCTGGGGTCGCCAATCGAGATCGAGCCAGGAGTTAACCTGGGGAAGCCCTCGGTGCGGTCGTAGTTCCATCCGCAGAGCCTCTGGATTATGGACTCGGGCCCGTGGCTCATGACCTTCCCGATAAGGTCGGCCGCGCTCTGGAGCGCCATCGTGAAGAAGTCTTGCTGCCCCTGAATAAGGGCGAAACTGCCGACCTTGCCGTCCCCTGTCGTAATGAACGGGGTGAGGGCGGCCCGTGCCATATCCTGCCCCGACGCGCGCCGGGCCTCTCGGATGTCCGAGCCCTTCATCGGGAAGTCGGCGAACTTCAGGGAGTAGCCTGGAGGGAATGACGCCCAGGCCCGGGCTCCAGTCCGCAGCTCTCGCAATATTTCGTTCACCGTGGCCGAATCGCCGGATCTGGCGCCCGGTGCCACCTCCACGTATGGGATTCCAAACGCACCGCGCTCGTAGCCGGTCGCCTCCAACTTCAGATATAGGCGGCGGGACTTCCACCCGGCGAAGCATGGGCGAAGGATGCTGGTGCCCTCTGGGGCGTCCCCGTCGGGGTCCCAGACGAAGTGCAAGAGCTTCTCAGGGGGAAGGCTCGCGCCCTCCATCTCCCAGCTCGTTGGCTTGCCCTGCTCGGCGTCTCCGATGTAGTTGTTCTGGGTGACCCCCCATTGTCCGTCGGGGTATCGAGTCCAGGAATAGACGGTGCGGGGCAGCATTGGGCTCAGCTGGTCGAGACGTACCTGCTTGGAGTCTCGGTCGAAGCGGGCCACGATCTCGAATAGGCTGAACCCGCGCCAGACCGCCGACACGGCCTGCTCGACGAACTGGTAGAAGCCCCCGCGCACGTACTCGAAGAGATTGGCCCGGATGAACTCGGCCTCCTCTAGGGCCTGGCGGTCCTCTCCGCCGGGCTCGACCTTCCAGTGGCTCCTGATAATCGGTAAGCACCACGCGAGGGTGATCGCCTTGATGACCGGATCGCCCTGCCGCATCTGGTCTACGAGGCCCACCTGGTCCTGATACCCACGCCAGACGTCGGGCCGGATCTGCGGGTTGGCGTTCATATCTACGATGCCGCCGCTGGGATACGTGCCGACCGACGACAGCCGGTCCCTCATCATCGAGGCGCTGGCCGACTTCGGCATCTGATCGTAGCCCGCCAGGGCCTCTAGTCCCTCGGGGTAGATGCGGAGGGCATGGCCCGAGGCCTCTGCTGCTCGGGCCTGCTCGTGAGTAACGTAGAGGGGCCCCAGCTTGGCCCACTGGTCGGGAGTCGGCTCGTTCACTGGTAGTCCTCCGGCGAGAGTTCGCCCCTACCATACCGGACACTCGGCCCCGGATCAGCCATCTCGTTCATCAGCGCGATGTCGGGCTGCTCCATAACCCCGTGGCGCCCGACGACGTAGTAGCGGAGTGCGTCTGGGAAGTGGTCGTCCTGGCCCGTCTTGCGAGGCATGTTGCCCACGGCCTTGTCGGGGTAGCGGTAGGACATCAGGGACCCATGAATACCCAGCACCCCAGCCGGATAGCGGCTCGTCCTCCCGGTGTCGGTCAGGGCCCTCGCAACGAACAGGTGCCTTGCTCCGGTGTGATCCTGGAACCTGGCGCGGGTAGCCTCTACGCCGTTAGGTATATGGCGCTCAATCTGGTTCAGGCTATAGAGCAGGTCCCCCGACAGCACACCGGCAGCCCGGAAGGTCTGCTCGTAGACCCCTACCGAGTTGAGACCCGTCTGGGCGTTTCGGGCCGTCCCCGCCGGATCGCAGTAGCAGTCCAGCAGCGTCAAGCCATAGCTCCTCAGCAGCTCAACGCACTGGTTAGCGTGGACCTGCTCTAAGGTGTCCGACACGCACACCTCCTCTACGATGACTTCACCTAGGCCCGGGATGTCCTGGATCACCATAAACGCCGGGCGTCGGCCGCCGAAGTCAAGCGCCCCATAGGTTGCCCGGTCGGGGTCGGGGAGGACATCTACTATGCTTGGCCCGCTCGGGTCATAGGTCCAATAGACGACCCCCGACAGGACAACGAAGTCGCCCTCAAGATAGGCCCTGGCAAGCTTGTCGGAGAGGTTGAGGTTCTCGATATAGCCGGACGGAAGGTGGGGGTTGTCTGCGGTCCTCGCCTTTACCATTAGCCGGTTAGGGAGCGGCTTGCCGAACTCCTCCCAGAGCCACCCCATCGAGGGAACGCCCGCAACCGATCGGCGGAGCTTAGTAGACCGCGCGTCACGGATCCGGGAAGTAAAGATGCGCCACGCCTCGTGCCGAATCAGCCGGGGCTCGTCCATGCAGCCCCAGGCGAAGGTGGCGCCCTCTAGAGATCCGGGGTTCTCGGCGGACCCGAAGCACCACTCTGAGCCGTTCCACATCGTCAATACCCGATCCCGCGCCGACCAGTCGCGGACTAGAGGCCCGAGGCAGTGGGCCGCACCAGAGGCCCCGGTTGGCCACCGGGTAGCTCCGGGGAAGAAGTCAACCAGGGCCCGGTAAAGCGTACGGCGCTGAAGCGGGAAGGTAGGCGACACCAATACGCCGGGCAGCCCCGGGTTCCGAACCGTATTGCGCAGGGCCTCGGCAAGTAGCCACCAGGTCTTCCCCGAGCCCCACCCGCCGGCCAGGAAGACGGTGTCCTCAGGGGCCCGGTGCGCTTCTACCTGCGCCCCAAAGGGGACATAGGGAACCCGAAGGCTAGCCGCCTCCATCATCGAACTCCGGCACTCGCAGGATGACCTCGACGGGCCGAGGGTCCGGGGCGCCGTCGCCCTCGAAGAGGCCAACGATCCGCGCCTCGAGGTTCATCATAGAGGCGAGGGGGCCGTGGCGGCCCGAGGTCAGGGCCGTGCGCTGGTGCCCCCGGAGGCGTACGAGGAACTCGGCCCGGGTATCGTCCAGCTCCTGGCCCTCCAGCTCCTTCCGGTAGCACTTCACGATCTCCTCGCGGTAGCTTCGGACCGTCCTGGTCGTGACCCCGAACTCCGCAGCCATCGCCCGGCATAGCTGGAGGCTCCAGCCCCTCTCGGCGATCGCCCTCTCCAGAAGGGCAACGCGCCTATACTTCTCGGCCTTCGTAGTCAAGCGGGGCTCCTATAGGGAAGGATTCTCTTCAGCAACATAGCAGCCGCCCCCGTCTAGCAAGGGGCCTATATCAGCCGGCCACGAGGGCGTGGGTGAGGGCTACGCCGAGCGCCTGCCACGCATGGCCAGACACGCCGTAACACGGCCCCGGGGACACTTTCCGCCCCACCGCGACCCTACGATCGCCCCCAAACGTCTCGATAATTCTCTGGCGTACTAGGGCATCCCGGTTGCCGGGCCCGGAGACGTCAAGGGCTCGAAGCACCTGGCGGCGGTAGTAGAGCGCAACCGGTACGTCCGCGAGGGCCGCGGCCTGCCAGATCCTCCCAACAACCTCGGAGGTACGGAGCAGCGACGCGCCAGATATGCCGTAGCTCTGGACCCGCTCGATGGCGACAACGTCGATCATCTCGAACTCTTTGGGGGTCTCCGCCCAGCCCGAGATCATCCCGAGGACGGCCTCCACGGGCATCTCGTTCGTAGCGCTCAGGACCCGGCTCGTTGCGGAGTTATAGAAGACTACCCCGCAGGTCTCGGGGCCCGGGTCGACAGCGAGAAGGATCACGGCGGCCCCCCCGGCTTCCGGGCAATCCACCCGGCGAAGTTGAGCCACCTCCAGAAGCAGTCCACCTCTCGGAAGCCGGATAGCCGCAGGATCTCTTCGTTCCATCCGGCGGTCACGGGCACGAGGACCCCCTCGAGGGCGTGACGCTTGCGGTCGATCTCCCCTTGCGGGTAGCCGGCCCACCGCTTCCCCTCTAGGTAGAGGTCAACGAGCATCCGGTCAATCTCCGAAGACCCGCCGATCACCTTCTCTACAACGATGAGCACGCCCCCCTCCCTCGTCTTGTCAAACGCCCGCTGAACAATCCGTAGCCTGTACTCGATCGGAATGAACTGGAGCGCTAGTACCGCAAGGGTCACGTCCGCCGTCTCCTCCGGGTAGTCCTCCCGAAGATCGAGCCGCCTGATGTCTACAAGATCGTCCGACTCAAAGGCGGCCGACGCCGCGTTGAACATCGGCTCTGATACCTCGACCCCTACGAGGCGAGCGCGCGGCAGGCGTTCCCGGATCGACCGAAGCGCCCCGCCCTTCGAGGTCCCGAGGTCTACAACCGTGGCCCCCTCTCCGGCCCTAGCTCTTCTGCATCCGAGGTACCGCCCGACGCTCGGCCGCTTATTCTCTCGACATCCCGGACACTCGCACGCCCCTCCCTCGGGAAGGCCTATGGCCTCGGAGGCAATCCTGGAGACCAGGCTCCTCATCTCGTAGAGGTTAGGGATCGACCGGTCCAGCATGTCCTCGAAGCAGTCCGTGACGGCCCCATCAAACTCCCACCGGCCTTCTGGCAGGTGCCCTACGCTACTCACGATCAGCCCCCTTCGAGACCCGGAGTATGGCGAGAGCGATCTGCCGAGGACCGCCCTTCTCATAGTTGTTCAGCACAAGCTCCTCCCTGTCGGGATCGAGTACCGTAGCCCCGGCGGCCCTCTTCGCCTCGACAAGAACCCCGGCCAGGAGCAGGCGCTCTTCGAGGAGGTCAGATAGTCGCCGGTCGATCCGGTCAATAGCGGCCCGGATCCGGTCACGATCTTCCATCGGCCACCTCTAGTACGCCTGAGCAGATCGCCCGCCCGAGCGCTTCCATTACAGGAGGAGGGACCGCCCGCGCAAGCCGCTCCCACCGCTGGCGGTAGCTGCCTGTCAACACGAACCCGTCCGGGAAGCCAGAGAGCCGGACTACCTCGGGGATCGCCCACTTCCTCTTCTCGAAGGGGTGGGTGACTCCCGCCGCCCCGACGACCCCGGCCGTCTGAACTAGGGTCGGTGAGGGCTTCTTCGGGTGGGCCTTGACAAGCTGAAAGTACTTCTCGGATTGCTCCCCGATCCGAAGGCGATCCCACTCCCTCCCTACCGCGTACCCCTCGAGCGAGGCTTCCTCCCGCTCCTCGTGGGTCGGGGCGCATGCGTGTTCCGAGTAGTTGGGACGCGGGACAACCCACGGGCAGGCGTCCTCGATGGTGTACCGGTAGGGGAGGGGCTTCGGGAAGGCGGGGGGTAGTTCTAGATCGTTCCTGACCCCCTGTATGAACAACCGCCTCCGAGACTGGGGAACGCCTAGCCACTGGGCGTCTAAGACCGCCGACCTGACCGTGTAGCCAATATCGGCGACCTTCCGAACGATCTCCTTGAAGTACCCCGACGCCTTCCCCTCCGAGAGGGCCGGGACATTTTCCGCGACTATCACGCGGGGGTAGAGCCCCTCCGCCAGCCGGATGTACTCATCGAACAGGTCGTCTGTCCGCTGCTTCGTGTCGGAGTACGGCTTGACCTTCCCCCACCCCTTCGCCCCGGATCCGGCCCTGCTGAACGACGAACAGGGGGGGCTTCCGTCGAGGACATCTAGCTCACCCCGCTTCAGCCCGACCGCCTCCAAGACCTCATCCGCCCGCACTACGCGGATGTCCCGAGTATCAAGGGGCCCATCGTGGTTCGCGCGGTAGGTGTCCTGGGCCGCCCGGACGAACTCCGAGGCCCAGACCACCTCATAGCCCGCCATCCTCCAGCCGAGGCACGAGCCCCCGGCCCCGGAGAACGTCGAGACGACGCTATAACCGTTCCTAGGCCTAGAGTTGAACTCATAGGCTGGGGGGATTCTATAGAGTGGCTTCACTACTAACGTCCCGGACTAGATCCATCATCCGAGTCCTTCCCCTTTTGTTCAGGGTCGTGTCCTCTAGGAGCCTGCGAAAAACAGAGGGGATCCCCGCGACCAGCTGCAAGTTTTCGTGCCGCCTTCGACCTACTAGGCGGAACCGATCTCGATAAGCGCGAACAATCGGCGCCTTTTGGATCGGCTTATTTAGAGCGTCCCAGGAGGATCCTAGAAACAGATCCCTGATGGGGTCGCGGTCATAGGGCGCCACCCACACCTTGTTGTTATGCGAGCAAAGCCCCCGGAAGAGCGCACGCTGGGGGACCGACGCGAAGTAGCTCACCCGGAACCGATCGAACTCCTCGACGGTCGCCCGGTGGTGGATCATCGCTCGCTTGGACAGACCGAAGTGCCCGTCTGCCCACATCCCGGAGAGTACGTGGGACTCGGCGATCTCGGGGACCAGGTAAAGGAACGGCCAGAGGCATTCCACCTCGGTCTTCTTTCGGCAACCCATACCGATAAGCCGCAAGAAGTCCTGCCGAACAGCGCCCACCGGCACCTCGACCAGGCGAAACTTCCACCCGAAGGCGCGCGCAGCGCGCTCTGCCGAGAAGGCGTCACGAGAGGGGATCCCCTCTACCTTGAAGGTATAGGCCGAGACCCGCTTGCCGACACTTTCCGCCGCGAACCCTACCGATAGGGAGTCTACTCCACCGGACAGAAGCAGCCCGACGTCTGGCGAGCCGCCCACCTCAGACTCAACGATCCCGGCTAAAAGTCGGCCTAGTTCGCCAGAGAGATCATCGCCACTCATATCCGCACTTCGGGCACTGGTGCTCCGTTTCCACGTCGTCACCCTCGAACTCTGAGAAGTCTGCCGGAGGTACATCATCGATGTTCTCCATCCGGCCCATAATGGCGTCTAGCTCCGAGGGGTCGAAGCCCAGATCCGCTAGGGCAAGGTCAGCTTGCGCAAAGCCGGCCAAGATGCTCGGAAGGGCTCCGATGTTCCACTCCGCTTCCTCGCCGGTCCGGTTGTCGGCCAGGGCTAGCATTCGAGCGTCTGCGGGATCGAGGTCAACGAACCGCACGGGTACCCTATCGAGCCCGAGGTGAATGGCGGCCTTCAGGCGCGTGTGCCCTGCGATAACCATCCGATCTTCGCTGCGGGCAACGATAGGGGCTCCAAACCCGAACCGCTTGATCGATGCCGCGACCTTCTCGATGGCGCGATCGTTGAGTCTTGGGTTCGAGTCCCACGGGACAAGCGTCCCGACGGCCTCCCACGTAGCGGCAGACTCAGCTTCTCTCTCGTGGTTTTGCGTCATCTTTGGCCCCTTGTGGTATAGTAGCTCTCCCCCTCGCGCTCTTCCGAGCGCCGAGGTATCGTAACGTACCGTGCGCCACGGCGCAACGAAGGAGATGCCATGCAAGACCAGAGCGCCGATCCGACAATCTTCACGACCTCCGAGGCGGCTAAGTTCCTCCGTATGAGCCCCGCGAAGCTCCGGGGCCTCGTCGCGGCTGGGGCCGTGCCCTCGTTCAAGGTCGGCCCCCGCCTTCGGTTCCGCCGTCAAGACCTCCTGGCCTGGCTGAGCCACGAGATCGGCGACACCACCCCGACCACGGAGGTCCCTGGCCTCGACGCCTGCGCTGACTGAGACCGTGCCCCGCACTCGCTTGATCAATCCCGAGTTCTTCCTGCACGAGGGTCTGGGGAACTGCTCCGCCCACGCTCGTCTTCTCTTCATCGCCCTCTGGACGCAGGCCGACCGTCTGGGGCGTCTCCGGTGGCTCCCTCTCCGTATTCACGGCGAGACGTTCCCCCACGAGCCCGAAGTTGACGTTCCCGCGCTGGCGGCGGAGCTGGTCCGGGTTGGGTCTCTCCAGATATACAGCGACGAGGGCCGAGCCTTCGCTCACGTCACCGGCTTCACCCGCTGGCAGAATCCCCACCGCAACGAGAGCGCGTCGAAGATCCCCGAGCCCCCCGACGACGACGGAGGCGCCTCCTTCTCACTATTGGGAAGGGGTGGGTCAACCAATGGTCAACCAATGGTCAACCAAGGGTCAACCTCCGGGGCGCCCGATACTAGTTACCAGTTACTAGTTACTAGTTCCCAGTTACCAGTTACTAGTAGACCCCTTACGGGGTTTCCCCGGGACGACGTCTCGGAGACGTCCTCCCCGGGCCGCAAGGCGAGGGGGTCGGGCAGCCTAGCACTTCCCACGGGGGACGAGCTGCTGGACTTCCTCATCGAGACCTGGGGCAAGCTCCTAGGGAAGCACGACACGCTCCCCCGGTGGCTCAGCTCGGCCCGAGGGGCCTATCCCGGCATCGACCTCCTGGGGGAGGCTCGCCGGGCGCACGCCTGGGAGGAGGCGAACCCATCGCGCAGGAAGAAGCAGATCCGCGCGTTCCTGTCCAGGTGGTGGACGAAGGCTCAGGACAGGGGCGGCAGCAGGCCCACCACCACCACCGACTCGGACTCCGAGGGCAGGGAAGCCCTGGAGGTCGCCCGCAGCTTAGGAGCTGACCTATGACCGACACGACCACGATGGACCGCATGAGGCTCATCCGAGCCCACCTGGAGGCGACCTCCCGGGGCCGCTCTCCTTCACCCGAGCAGGTGGGGATCTGGCTCAGGGAGCTGGAAGAGATCCCCGCCGAAGACCTCGACCACGCCATCCGGGCCGCCAGGAGGCACCACGCCGAGGCCACCGACCGGGGCAAGCGATGGGGCCGCCTGACACCCGACGACGTCCTCATGCTCTATACCTCGGGAAGGATAAAGGACGACGGGCCCCCCGAGAGCCCGGACTGCCCGCACGGCTGCTCCGCTGGGCTCGTCTCGGTCCTGGACTCCGGCCAGCTGGCCTACACCGTCCGCTGCACCTGTCCTTCGGGCGAGTGGTACCTCCGCCACCCCGTCTTCGGTAAAGGAAGCACCGTCGAGGGTGCCCTCAGTCGGGGCTGGGTTCTGGCCCGCCCCGTCTCGACCATCCCGCCCGCGCACCGAGAATGGCTGGAGGCCAGGACCAGCTGCGTCGGGGCCGAGACCGCGATGAGGGAGTATCGGAAGCGCCTGCTCCCCTAGGGGACCGTCTCAGGCCCCCTCCGTCAAGTTGTATTCGATCACGATGTCCTGAACGCAGTCAGCAGCGCCGCACGCCTCGCCCTCTGCTGCGGGTCGCCAGATCGCGTCAGGGCCGGCGCCAGCGCCTCCGATGTTGTCGACGCAGTCCTCGCAGAGCGGGAGGACCGTCTTAGCCACCTCCGATGTGGGGGCGCCGATGCACCAGGCCACGGCCTCGTGGTTGGGCTCGAAGCCGAGGGCGCGAACGGTCCCCACTGCGGCTTCGATGGTGGGGCACCGGTGTGTCCCGTAGTCGGAGGAGTCACCGTACTCCGTGACGACGAAGCCGCAGTCGTCTTCTTCTACGCGGATCCGTGGGTCGTGGTCGCAGTGGGTCGTTCCTTGATCTCCGTGTTGGGTGGGGCTGGTGGTGAGGGCCGTCTTAGGCCACCTCCGGCATCTTGGAGACGCGGAGGGCGGAAAGCTCTCGGTTGATCTGCTTCAATCGGGCGCGGATCTCTTGTTGGTCCTCTTCCGATAGATAGGGGAGTTCAAACCTGAAGCAGTCGACCAGTCTTTGCTTCTCCTCGTAGAGGTCGTTGGCTGCGTTCTTCACTTGCTCGTCGGTCATTCGGAAGGTCATGGTTCAGTTCTCCTCGTGGATGCTGGCCAGCACGGGGCGGCCTGCGGTTTGGTTCCCTGCGGCCCAGCCGGTGCAAAGCACCAGCATCAGCAGCAGGGCGGCGAGCTGGGCGGCTCGGCTTGTCGTCGTGTCTCCCGCTCGTTTGTCGTTGTTCATGTAGTAAGTATACACTAAAAACAGCCGTACAAGACGAAAGAGCACGAAAGTAAGCAGAAAAGTACAAAGCACGGCAAGTGCCGTCCCCCGTAGGGGCTGACGCCCCCCTTTCTGCATCTTTCTGTCTTATTCCGTGCTCTTCAGTATCATCAGGCGCGGTTTCGTTGTATACTTACTACATGAACAACACAAACAACCGAAACGGAATCAGCCACTCAGACATCACGGACCTCGACGAAGAGATCCAGGAGCTGATCGACATCCTCGACGGCAACCGTGACCTCGGCATCGACTACCTCGACGACTCCGAGGCCGACGAGGTGCGCGAGCAGCTCAAGGCCCTCCGCGCTAACCGTAACGCCATGAACGTGGCCTTCTGGGCGCCCGAGAGCGCCTCCTGGGCCTAAGACGATGACCGACCCAACCACCCCGCAACGTAGAAGGAACGAGACTATGAACAATCCAGCCAAGGCACTCATCGACGGACTCTTCGACCAGATGGTCGGACCAACCCACGAGACGCAGGGAACCCCTATTGACTTCATGACGGATCGGCCCGAGACGACCGAGTGCGCCGGATGCGGGGACATCGTCCTCGAAGGCGTCATAAACCCCGACGGCCACCTCTGCGAGGAGTGCGATGCCCCTGTCGACTTCAGCTCAACGAGTAAGACCGCGCGGGCTGTCGCGAACAAGACCCTCCAGACCCCAACAGGCAGGCTTGAGAACGCCACGATCGATGAGGCACTCCTCGCCACCGTGACCCTCTACGTTGCCGACGAACTTGACGCCCCCTCTGCCGCCGAGGTCGCAGACGCCTGTGACATTAGTCAGCAGTACATCGCTGCCGCAATCGCCAACTGCCCCTGGGTAGAGACCGCCGGGGCCGAGGTCATCTTGACCGCCGAGGGCCGCGCCCACGCCGTCTACAATGGCTGGCTGGACGAGGCCGAGGATCACACGTACAGCGTCGCCGACGACTCCCGGCCCACCCTCGACGAGGTGGCAGTCGAGAGCTGCTGCTTCCACGGCGAGTACTTCGCCCCAGATACGGCACAGGTTCTCGTGCGGATCGCCGACCACCACAAGGTCGGCAAGAAGCACGCCGGAGCTTCTCTAGATGCCTCTGTTGAGGCAGGGCTCATCTTCTATCTGGGTAGCAATCAAGTAGACCTGGCCTGGAAGGGCGTCGCCCTAGCCATCGAGAAGGGCTGGATGCAGGAGAACGATGCACAGTGGGACCGCCTTATGGCGACCACCGAGGTCCCCGAGGAGTCGAACGAGGACGAGGAACCCCAGCTCTACACGGTGAAGGAGCTTGTCGCCCAGCAGCGTGTCGCGGCGGAGATCGCCCAGGCCGAGGCCGCCGAGGAGACGGCCCCGAAGGCCGACGACACGGCCCAGGCCCCCGAGGCGCAGCCCGAGGCGCCCCTCGAGACTCCCTCGCCGGGTCTGACGATCGGCACCGCCGAGGAGGGCACGTTCGTCCTGACCTCGACCGGCAAGCTGCGCTTGATCGTCCGGGTCGGCGACACGGCCCGGGTTGTCCGCCAGAGGCCGTGCGGCGACTTCGTGACCGGCTATACTCGCCGCCTCGACGCACCCTGCTTCCCGACTCGCCCCCCGCACTCCGTCCGGGTCGCGGCCTACCGGGTCCTGAGCGAGAAGGACCGGAAGCGCCTAGGGATCGACTTACTGCTGGGAGCCGCAGCGGCTCGTGCCGTCGCCTCGGCCCCGAAGGCCCCGGCCCCGAAGGCCCCGGCCCCGAAGGCGACCCCGACGAGCCGCGAAGGCCAGCCGGTAGGCTTCAGCGTCCAGGACTTCCGGGCGATGGAAGAGCTGGTCGAGGGCATGACGTACCGCCTGGCGCTCTGCGAGACGCAGCAGATCCACGTTGAGAAGAAGTTCGACGCCCTGGTCAACGGCCTCGCCGCGCTCATCCACGAGGTCCGAAGCTAGTCTACGGAGAGCCCCCCAGCGCGGCTTCGGTCGGCTCAAACGCTGGGGGGCCCTCTTGCTCTGTCGCCGCGTTTAGACCTCTCAGACACTTTTCTGTTTACTCCGGTGGCCTCTGGTCTTGTTTGGCGTATAATGAACCCAAGCGAAGGAACCCGGGTCAATTTCTGACCCACCACTACGGGACTATGTCCCAGAAGGAGAACGAGATGACTGCCCTCCCCGTCCAGGTGCTTGACCGCCCCTCCGTGCCCACCTATGACATCGACGCCCTGCTTGAGACCCGCCAGGAGCGGGGCCAGCTGGTCCCCCAGACCATCGACACCCTGCTGACTACGCTCGGGGAGCTGAACACGCAGCTCGATCCCAGCGACGACGTGCGCCCCTTCGACCAGGCCAGCCTCCGCTACGTTGACGGCAAGGCCGCCTTCTCGTTCCTCAAAGAAGATGGGTCGTGGTCCCTCCCGATGGGCCTCACCTCCCACGCCTACCGCCAGCTCGCGACCAAGGTACTCGGACCCGGCGGGCTCAAGTTCGTCGAGGCCCAGCGCCAGACCGACGAGACCGGAATGAAGATGGCGACGATCAACTGGGCGGAGCGGCTGAGCCACGCCGGACAGCGGGGCCTCTTCCGGTCGATGCAGTTCCCCGGCCAGGACTTCCGCACCATCCGGGGCGTCCTGTCCGGCTCCGACAGGGGCTTCACCACGAACCTGGACAACTTGGACATCGTCAAACTGCTGGCCGAGAACGAGTCGTTCCGGGAGCTGCCTCTCCTGTCCTGGCGGGTGACCCCCGACGCCATGCGCATCCGGGGCCTCCTGAACCCCGAGGACGCGGCGAAGTTCGACGACAACGGGCGACCCACCGATCCCGACTTGGTGCGCTCCCGCATCCCCGTCCCGATGTTCGAGATCGGGAACGGCGAGGTAGGGCAGTCGAGGGTCTGGATCGGCGACGGCGTCTACACTTACTCGTGCCTGAACGGTATGGGCGGCTGGGGTGACTCCCGGTTCGTCCAGGGATGGACGCACACGGGCGGGAACGACCGGGGCGAGAAGATCCAGTCGGCCCTCGGGGACGCGATCAAGTCCGCCCGGGTGTCCGCTGCCGGTCTCGTGGAGGACTTCAAGACCGCGACCACCGTGGCGGTCAACGACGTCTTCGCCCTCCTCGACCAGTGGGGCCGCAAGGAAGGCCTCCTGACGGGCGCCCAGGCCCGCCGAGCGACCGAGGGGTCCAGGGACGAGACCTCGTTCCCCGGACGTAACCTGGCGAACGTGGTGTCCGGGATCACCCTGGCAGCCCAGGACGAGACCGACCTCCAGGCCCAGCGGAAGATGGAGCAGGCCGCAACGCGCATTATGCAGCGCGGCCTCGGGTGCCTGGACGGCATCGAGATCGTCGCCCAAGCGTAGCCACCAGCCGACACTCGGCCCCCCTCGGGGGGTCGGGTGATCGGGGTCCACCCCGGGGCTAGACGTCCTGGCTGGAGCGAAGGAGAACAGACATGAGACACAAGACGAAGGAGGGCAGGCCACTGTGCCCCACTACGGAGGAGACAGAAATGGCAAAAGAAACCGCGCTTGGCCTTTTATGCGAGAAGCTATCGAGCCTTTTTCCGGGCGCGATTGTTGATTTTGAGAAAGGCGGAGAGCTTGTGGTTCGCATGGGCGTCACTGCCGACGAATCTGGA